ATCGAGTGATGCATCAAGCAATGATATCAAAACAGCATACAAACGGTTGGCGCTCGATAATCACCCTGATAAGCTGAAATTGCCCATACCGAGGAAGTTTCAAAACACCAAGAATATATATGAAATCAATGAAGCATACCGAGTGTTGAGAGATGATGCATTGAGGAAAGAGTATGACTATTCGAGGAAGACTGCTGTGCCGTCGTCGGTGAATATGAATGTGCTAATGCAATATTTTCAATACCTCAGCATCATGATGATCCACTTTTTGCGAGCTAGGGCGTATCCTGCTTCGACGACACCACACACAATACACCCTTCACATATCACATTGCAGGTTGATGTGACTCTTCAAGATTTGTACCTGAAACGTGTGAAAAAGTTGGTAGTCAACGTGCGGCGCAATCAAGTGATTGAAAAGCAAGTGCTGTATCTCTCGTTGTACAATTATCAAAAGCAGTATGTATTCGCATCCGTTGGCGATGAGAGTGATGATGGGTACATCAGAGGAGACATTATCGTAAATCTTCACATCGTCGATCATGAGACTTTTAGGATTGTAGATAAATACAACATCTGGGCCGACCGCAATATCTCTTTGTATCAATATTATTATGGTGGTATCATCCACATAGAGCACTTCAATGGCGAAACCCTCACTGTGGACGTACGCGGTCATGGGTTGAGCACAACCACAACCATGGCGCATGTATTGCCTGGCAAAGGTATACCATACTATGATGAAGCACATGAAGAAGAGAAATATGGTGACTTATACGTGGCGTTATGTTTGGCGCTTCCAGAGTTGTCTGAGGATGACAAAAATGATGTCAATTTGAAGGATATTATAGCGAATAAATTTCAGCGCACAAAGTAAATAGAAGCAAGCACCACATGGATCGCATTGCTCATATGTTTTTTGAATCGTATTCATCATACCAACCTGGATTGATAAGCGAATATTATAGCAACGTTACAGAAAACAATAGACCAGATGTTGAGGGTGGGAAATATATGAGCAACCGTGTCTATGGGTACATTCGCAACAGGTTGCATCACAAGATAGAAAAAGAGTACATTTTTGATAACACGAGAGTCATGCTCATTGCTCATTGCATGAATAATCAAGTTCGACTTGAAGGAATACTTTACGTGCTCAATTACTATATTCACACGCTTAATAAGGTTGCTCACCGCCCTGTCATCAAGATTGTGCTTTATTTGACAAACCTTAAAAAACTATTCCCTCCAACACCCAATGTGGTACTGAATGAAGACAATGTAAATAGTGGTATGACCATGTACGACGGCGGAGACAGAATGATAGTCATTTATCGTAGGGAAGAGCTGTTTAAGGTCTTGTTGCATGAGCTGATTCATCTATACGAACTAGACTTTTTCAGGTACGACCCGAAGTATGATTCTCGCTTGATAACCAAACACGGTATCCGTGTTCAAGAACCATGCAAAAACCCAAAAAATCCGTTAGCTCTTTACGAGAGTTACACCGATACTTTTGCTTGCTATGGCCAGATGGCTGCAAACATCTTGTTGCAAAATCGTACCGGAAACACAATGAATTCATCATCATTTGCCAGCAAATTGAAAGCACTCAGAGATAAAGAGACAACACATTATGCTCTGCAAGCTGCAAAGATAATGAAATACAGCAACGCCGTGGAGGACACACACTGTTTCGCTTATTACATCGTCAAATCGGTCATTTATGCAAACTTTGAAATATTTATCCAGTTTGTTAACAACACGGGGATCAAACTGGATACAGTTCGCAAACATGAGCAATACTTAGAATTAGTTTGTTCTCTGCTCGATGACCCAAAATCTTGGCGCATGTTGAAAAAGGTGCGAACTAACAAGATTGTTTTAAGTAGTCTCAAAATGAGCAAAGTGAAATGGAATTTGCCTCCATGAAAGTGATTTAAGGATAAGGCGGAAGTTCAATATATTAACACAGTATAATACAATGGCAAAGAAGATCATGAAATCCGAGACCCCCGTTGAGACCCCCGTCCCCGTTGTTGACCCATCCGTTGCTGTTGATGACAACGTTGTTGTGGTTGATGACAAGGTTGTTGCAAGCGTAGACAGCGTTGTGTCTGACAAGTTTGATGTCATTTCAACCAAGGTCAATGATGTGGCTGCATCTCTCCGTGACCTACAGCTGCACCTGAAGACTGTCCAGAAGGAGCTTGTAAAGCTTGTGAAGGCGAATGTCAAAAAGACCAAGTCCCGCACTTCAACCTCCGTCAAGAAGACCCCTAGTGGTTTTGCCAAGCCCACCAAGCTGTCTGATGCCCTATGTGATTTCCTAGGCATTCCTAGCGGCACCGAGCTCGCCCGTACTGAAGTAACCCGTCGCTTGAATGCTTACATCAAGGAGAACAATCTTCAAGACGCAACTGACCGTCGCAAGATTCACCCAGACGAGAAGCTGAGCAAGGTCCTTACCATGCAGGAGGGTGACACTCTGTCCTTCTTCAACCTGCAGAGCCACATCAAGTCCAACTTCCTAAAGGCATAGATTTTCACTGGTTCGTAACCCCTTGAACATGCGAGTGTTGTGTTTCACTTATTTTTATCCACTACAATAAAATATGTCGCAAACATATCTTATTGCCAAATTCTTGCCCAACATTCTCAAGCAATCAACTGAGGTAAGTTACAAGTTTATGATATTACAAGATGGCATCATGTCGCCTCGATACTCAACACATATGCTGATGTTGAATGGAGTTGAAAGTTTCTTTTCAGTAACGGCTAATGGATGGATCTATCTTTTTACGGACAACGAATACCTACCTATGGATGACGCATGGAAAGGCGACCATTACACATTAGGATACACACAGTACGAGTTGAATTCTGACGACAATCCTGATGATGTCATTATGCTACACAAGACTATGTATACTTATAATCCAACAACCGGATATTACATGCGCAAGGTTGTGTACTGCAACATCAATGCGGATGTATATCGAAAGTCGGGTAACCCACTATGCTTTTTCGTCTCCAAAACCAGGGTGTCTGCAATGAACTTCAGTTTTGATGAGGCATACAACTACGATACCAATCTAAAGGCATTCTTGCAGGTTGGGCTCACACAAGATTCAACCATCAAACATGGAGGCAAGATCCAATACAAAAGCAAGACGCGAAAAGTGCACATAGGTGTGCGTGGTGGGAAATATGTTATCGTTGATAATAAAAAGGTGTACATAAAAGAACAACGAGCAACCTCGCCAGCAGCGCTTCCAGGCGGTGGTTTCGTTCCAAGCGATGAAGACATCAAAAATTACGTAGAGAGTCAACTGATCAGACGGGGCAAAAACATGAAAGTATTCGTAGTTATGGATGAACAAGAACGTCGTATACGATTCATCTGCGATTCAGAAAAGACATCCATCAGAACAGCTCCCATCACATTTCAAGAAATCATCAACTACGCAAAAACGGTTGTAACAGCAACGAATAGCAGACGATTGATTCGAAACCAATGATATGATTTTACTCCATATCTTCGTATGCGATGGCTTGTTCAACAGCCGCGTTGAAGTCGTCACTTTGTTCTGTCTGAGTGCTGAAGTCATGACTGAAATCACATCGCACCAAGACACACAACTGATGATCGCTCAATATGACTTCCTCAACCTGTGCGATACCTGGAAAGTACGCGTCGTCATGTGGAATGCTCTCATTGGTATCCGCGGTTGTTTGAACCTGTTTGTCCATGGTTGGTATGGTCTGACTAGTAGCATAAACTTACAAATGTCAATTTTTATGTTTAGCATAAAGAGTATAAAAAGAAATCGTTCAAAGATGCAATTGCATCCATCTCAGCAAGTCTATGTAGTTGGTGTGGTTAGCACGCGGTTGCGACGTTAAGACGTCGGATAGGATGTAAGCCATTGCCTCGTATGGATGCTCGTATTCGCACGAACCATATACCATCGAGTCAGATAACGACTTTGGGTTGTCGTTGTATGCTTGGTAGCAAGGGTTCGCAAGGGATGTTCCAAAGGTGTACACGACACGATTGGTATCAGGATTGTTTCGTATTTTGGGAAACCTTGTTTTGACATCAAAAGGTGTGAAGCCTAATACGTTGCATACGAGCATATGTGTTTGTACTCCATATCGTCGTTGGTACACATGAATTTTTTCATGAATCAAAGTTGGACGAATACGCGCATCCCCACTTGATAATAACTTGTCGTGGATGAATATCGTATCACCTAATGTATGTGGAAAATCGTCTTCAATCCCAGGTTTTAGTTTTGCAAATTTCCATGAGATTGAGAGCAATCTTGGAAACATTGCACACATCTTGTCCATGTGCATCACTTGGTTGTTTAGAAGACGACGTTCCGTTTTATTGAATGGAACAATGCTGGTCATGTACGTGTGCTTATACGCATCTCGGGATGTGGTGTTACGAGCTTGCAGGTCAAGAGGCGTCATATCCTCAAAGAACTTGATGCCTTGTGTCGATAGCATCTCGACTGTCGAAGCAACTGATGGAAACATTATCATATAAGACTAAATTTAATCTATACTTCTAGTTACCCATACCAACATGGCTTTCGTGCTAAAGTCGTCAACAAATATGAATATCGGTATGAAGGGGGCTTTTGCTAAACAATTTTCCAATAAACCTGTTGTTGTACATAGGGCACGTACAAACCATCAAGTCTGTTTAACAAAAAACGGCAGTGCAGCGGCATCCCCACACAGTTCTCAATCACGTACTCAGATCGTAGCACGTCTAGGAATGGATGATTCATTCGTACGATCGCTGGATCACGGATCCTATCTACTTGGTAAATCTATTGTACTATTTGTATTCTTCTATTGCTCGTTAAACTGGATGCATTACAAGCGAATCAATGATGATATTAAGAAAATGAGTGATGATGATAAGAAAAAAAGCAAAGATGGAAAGAAAAATTTATAAAGTTGCTACATCTATGATTGGAAAGTTCGTGTGACCATATGGCAAGAGACACACGACGCTATTTTGCCTACACATTGGACACGCAAACGATTGTTTGATCTTGAACCAATTCAATAACCCCGAAGCTTCGTTTGTATTATTGCAGACCCAGTGGAAATTGTGGTTACAACACGTGTTTATGACAACATCATCGTTCTGAAACTTTTCGTGGCACAAACAACAATCATGTTGCGACGTCAATGACGCTAAAGCGCTGTCACTCCTTTTTTTCCGTATATTTGAAGCATTCTCACACAATGAGCTCCATGTACTAAATACCCATGATTTATTTCCAAGGTAGTGATCGTCCATAACCCAACCTCTGCCTACAAGGTCTTTAGAGCGTACAAGCAGTGTGATCGTATCGGCAAATATGTTTGCTGGCAATGCCAGGAGCGCGAATCGTTTTTTGTTACATCGTCCCACGACAGCGTCGTACCTATTGTTACAAAAAAGCAAACACGATGAGCTGAATGGTCTTACGAACATACTATTGGAATTCTTAGCTAATTGATTTACGTCAAAATCACAAGGATAAAGTTGCCATTTAGCGGATGTGCATGCTAACACATCCATCTTTAACGGGTTACTGTCTCTCACATCCTTTGGGCTCAACGAATACGAGATGACTCCCATCGTGCGATAGTTTGTGCTCACAGCATTGAAACCTATTTCAAACTGTGTGGAAAGCATATTTGTAAGTATGGATACTTTGTCTGGATCTACGCGCACGTCCAAGTCTCGTATGTTACAATCAGCATCAACGATAGAATCCCTGACATAGCCCCCAAATACATCGCCATCGACAGAGTATACACATCGTATAATATCAACAAGCATGTCCTTCATATTCATCTTACTTTATATTCCAAAAATTTAGTTTAAATACTAAACTATTAGGGTATTGAAAAAAAAATTGAAACTACTTAAAGATACATCATCCTCAATAAGAATATCTAGAATACAATGAACTCCAACAACTCCATCACTCTTCCCAAGGATTTTGACGTGTCCAAGATCAGCTACAATGATGTTCGCATGCTGGACAATGGTGGCAAGGTCGTATACGTGTCTTACAACAAGGCTCCCCTTGTCTTTCAGACCCCTGAGATGACTGTTCCTTTCGGGATGAAGGATTGGGAGGGCAACAAGAAGTTTGTTATGGACCTGTCGTTCAAGGGCAAGGACAGTCGCGCAAGTGTTCAATCATTCTATGATGTGCTTGAGAGCCTAGACAACAAGCTTGTCGAGGATGGCTTTGGCAATCAGGCGACTTGGTTCAAGGGCAAGAAGCTTCCCTCAAAGGAGGTTGTAGAAGCACTTTACACGCCTCTGATTAAGCATGCCAAGGACAAGACGACTGGTGAGTTCACCGACAAGTTCCCAGCAACTTTCAAGGTCAATGTTCCTTATAAGGAGAACAGGTTCACATGCGAGGTTTATGACGACAAGCGCAACATCATCGACCTTGACACGGTAGAGACCAAGGGTAGCAAGGTCACTGCCATCATCCAGTTCATGGGACTGTGGATTGCGGGTGGAAAGTTTGGTTCATCGTGGCGTGTGATGCAGATGAAGATTACCCCATCAGCGACCCTACGTGGTTATGCTTTCCGCGATGTGCCCGAAGAGAAGATTGAGGACATCGAGGAGACACACGATGCCAAGGACATCATGGACAACGCGGTGAAGTCGGATGATGAGACAGCCGGTGAAGCTGAAGGTGAAGATGATGTGGTCGTGACTGATAGTGACGATGATGAGCTAGAGGTACAGGTTAAGAAGCCAGCCGCTGCCAAGAAAGTTGTCATGAAGAAGAAGTAGCCAACAACTCGTAGTAACTGTATTTGAATTTGAAATTTAATGTGTCTTATTTTTAGTAATGATTGGAGAAGTTGGTGTCGATGAATTAGCAAACTTCATATTTATGTCCAACTCTTCAGATGTTCCTGTTGATCTGAAGATGTCTGGTCTTACAGACGCTCGAGATTTATTTTGTTTTTGTTTGGATCTACTCTGTAAGGGTCTGATTTTACTATTCGGTGAAAACAATCGATTAGCGATTGCATCGTTGTCTGAGGAAAACTTTGATCTTGTGAAGAGAAAGCTCGCAAACGTTGGCATCATGTGTAATCTTGACGTTACCAAAGTAGAAACTCCGCCTGAATTCCTAGTGGACCTCTTTACACAAAATATTTTGAATATACACTCCGTGCGCAACAGCCCAGAGAATTTACAATTGAATGAGTACAGTTTTGATCTGCAGACATTGAATTGTATCTACAAAATAACGTTCGATGTAATCAGAAATGTTACCGATGTCCCCCGCAATGTGCTACTGTAGTTAATCGAATTGAATCAGTCGTGCACCGGGGACCTGATTCATGTTTTTCATTACTGACTTTGACAACTCATTCCGTTTTTTCCTTGTTTTTGTAATGATACATCCATCATCAGTCTCAATAATCTTAATTTTGATGTTGTCTGTGTTCATTTTCTTTTGTTGGTTGTCTTTTTGAGTTTGTATCATATCATGCTCGATATCTTCTTTGTTGTCGCTGATGTACTGCAAAATATTGGATTGTAGAATCCAGCGAAACATGTTGAGTTGTCCTATCGTCGTTTCCACACAGTTCTTTTCATCAAAGAAAAAAGTTATGCGATTGCGCCTACGGAACGGATCAAAGTATGTCTTGCTGTAGCTCTTAAGTTGAGAACGGTATGACATGTATACGTTCAAATGCACCAAAGTGTTGTTGATGCTTCTGGAAATGATGGTATGATTCTTTTTACTGTAATTGGTAATAAACCAATCTATTAGGCGTAGGGACACGTCGCTCTCACCATTTATGATGGGCAGTATTGTTGCTACATGTTCGCTCTTGGAATAGAACTTTGACAACGAAGCCATAAGCAAATCATTGGATTTGTTTTGCTTGTCCATTTATGTCGTTATATGACATTGCCCCAAAGTGCTTAAGTGATTTTTCGGAATACTTAACAATCTTCACCGATTTCAAGGGGCTTGCGGAGTAGATCGGGTGCAAGGGTGCTGTTCAACCAAGGAGAAACATTGTTTTGAGGGTTGGGAATCTCGCTGCGGATCTGCATGTTGCCATTGCGAGTTGCCCCCTGTGTAGTGTTAAGGCCTACGTGGTAGCCTGACTGGAGGAAGTTCTGGTCCTTGACATCACCCTGACCAGCTGGGTTCACTTGAGCCCAAGCGCTGTTAGCCGCATCCTTTGGCAGCAGGTCGCTTGCGGTAAGACGATCCTTTGGGAAGCAGTCATTTGCCATCTGGCCGGAAAATTCAACGGCTTTGAAGTCGCCATTGCCTGAACCCGATGGCTGTACGCTCTTGCTGGAAGCATCAGCGCTTGAAATCGCCGGCATCATCTTTTGCATCTCGTCAAAGAACTTCTCACTCTGGTGCGCTTTCTGGCGGGATGAGTACTTCGAGATCAACGTGGCCAAGATGGCGATAGCCACGACGATGAGCAAAACTCTCACGAGCATGAATTTATCCATTTTTTATTATTAGAGAATATATTAATTTTCCGCGCTAAAGTTCGTCCAATATATTGCGTATCTGTTCTAGACTGGATAAAGCATTTGAGGTCCCTTTTGTGAGCAACAGTGTTTCTTGCAACGACTTCAACTCATTGGATAACATCTCGTGTTGTTTTTGGGCCATTGTAAGGACTTGTTCAGCTTGGATTAACTCGTGCTCATTTTTTTGTACGCGCTCATCGATGATGCTTTGCAGGTTGTCATACATGGCTACGATCTCATCGCTATTAGGACAAGGAATTTCATCATCATCGTTCCAAACGCCTTCGTCATCACTCTCAATGGAGTTGAGGAAGTCTCCACCTATAGGCTTCACACCCCGAATCTCCCACTCTGGTATGAAACGTTGTTTATAAAAGCGCAAACCCTTCAAGTTCATCAAAAGGTCATACTTACCTGGTTCAAGGAGCTCTTCAGCACCTTGCACCTTCAATTTGACCAGGACACCATCAGTTTTGCTCATCGCTAAAGATGATGTGTAATACTCCTCTATAACATTCTCGTCCAGACCTTTTGTAAACCAACTCGGTATGTTCGTCTTCACTTGCTCCGTGCAATGTGCGTCGAACTCTACCATACTCTTGTATGCTTTTCTTGAAAGTTTCAAGAACAGTACGGTATAAAAGTTCGACATATGTTTGATTTGTTTGTGTTTGATCACTTGCGCATTATAGAAAAACACACGCAAGTTGTGACCCTCATATTCGATTTTTCCAAACAACGAGTCTTCAGTTTTCCTAGGTCTTGATATGACGATGTGTGTCATATCTATACTCTGCACATCCATATCGACGTCAGTACTGAGCGCCATTTAATAACACGAGTATAAAATTTGTGAAAGTTTTTAACGCATCACAGATAAAGATGTCTCAAATTGATACACTGATCAAGACTGTTACAAACAAATTCATCGATATGGTTGTAAAAGAGATTAACAATCAAGAAATGCGTGACACCATACACACAAAACTTGTCAATCCACTGTTGACAATGATCTATAAGGAGGTATATCCATATATATTTGCTTTGTTGATAACCATTTTTTTGATTTTGCTTTTTTCCCTCCTCACATTTGTTCTCTTTGTATTATCCATGTTGCCAAAACGTTCTATGCAGCATATTCAAGGCATTTAAGAACCAAATGCTAGTCATAGACAATGGATAAATCATACGTACAAAAAATCAAGCAATGGGTTGAGCTCGACAACATGATTGAAGCAAGGAAAGCCAAGATGAAAGTTCATGTAGACGAGAAAAAAGAATTAGAAGATGATATTCTCGGTTATATAGACCAAAAAAATTTGCAAAATGTTCAGATCAACATTCCAGATGGCAACATCAAGTTTACGGAAACCACGACCACAACCGGTATAACCTTGAAATCTGTTAAGGAAGGCCTCAATATTTTCTTTGAACAGAGCCAAGTCAACAATACACCCATCACAGCCGACGCAATCTACGCTTTCTTGCTGAATTCGCGACAGTCTAAAAAGAAGCTGCTCATGAAACGACAACGAGTTACTGTGACGTCCTAGATATAAACTGAGCGATTTGAGTTGACATTTCGTGTGTATCTACCGTCAAGTCGTAACCCGGTATGTCCATGGCATCAGCGAGTTGTATGATTCTTCTTGTTATCGCGTTGATCATAGATCGGTTCGCATGCTCGAACATCTTGTGATCGTTCCGTGAGTGACTGGCACATACTTTGGGCACGAGCACAGGTTGATGCATGTCTGGTGTATGTTGCTGAATACGATCCACTATAGCATACATGGGTTTTCCTTCTTTCCATGCTAATGCAATCATGATTTCTTTCTACTTGTTATACTTACTTAAGAGCGCATTCTTAAGTAATAAACAAGTAAATCATAATGAGCTACCTAGACGCCGTTGGCCAAAAAATAGAGTTGCTTCCAAATGATGCACCAACTGAAGTGAAATGGTACGACAATTATGTGGACATACCAAAGGTTGCCGTTGCAAAGCCATATACCACGAGTAGCAAGCCCATGAGCCCTGTCCAACAAATGTTTAGTAGCAAGCCTATGAGCTCTGTCCAACAAATGTTTGTTGACGAGTACGGACCACTCATTTATGACCTATATTACGAGTTTCGGAACCAGTATTGTGCTTTTGGTCTATTTAAGAAGGTTGATTATAATGCATTCTTGGACATTTTCTTGGACAACATCACGATTACGGACAACTTGACGTCTTATGCGGAAGCGGAAAATGATGTTATGGATTGTGAGTAGAAAATATATCTTCTGATAAGTTATTAAATAATGTCGAAAACAGATAAAGCCACAAAATCAAAGAAGGGTGGTATGGTGATGGATGACATCAGCAAACTAGTTGTGCCATTTGGCATCCTCTTGGCTGAAAGGAGCTTGTCCAAGATGATTAAGAGTGACAAGAAGACGGCTAATGCTTTGGACAACAACCGCAAAGCTGCCGCCGGTGGAAGCAAAACAGCTTCCAAGACAAAAACATCTTCTAAAAAGGGTGGTGGCGCCACCAACCTAATGAAAGAGTTTGACAAACTGTCGACATCCATCGAAAGCTTCCTCAGCAAGTACTGATCATGTTTTGTTCTAATATCCGTATTTTTTCCATAACCTCGCGTGTGTATGTGACATTGTAGTACTGTTGTGAGATCCAAATATCGGCGTATGCTTCTACGTTGGAGTGATCGCTGTTCTTCACGATGAACCAACACCTGTCTTGAAACTGGGTCTCTGTCAAATTGCGAGGCTTTTGAAAGAAGAACATGTGTCCCTTGTATTCAATGACGGTGTTCATTGTTACAGTTGGTAAAATATTATCTTTAAGTTATAATAATCCAATGCTAGCGCCCTCAAATTTTAATCAGCCGGCGTTGTACAATGTAGATGTTAGTTCAAAGCTAGGGCCTGAATATGTTAATCTTTTTGATGACGTCGCCCGTATGGTTCTCATTCAGTTGACTATTCAGTTGATGTTTTATTTGACTGCTCCAGACCGCGGCTTCATTACAGATGAGTTTGTGCTATTGGTCCTTTATATTGTGTTGGGTGTGTCCATGTATTGGTTGGTGTTTAAAAATCTGTTCAAGTTTAAGTAGGCAATATATTATGGTTGCATGGATGTAGTATGGATAAAGTCAAGAACTTCTTTATTGATACCGAGCAATCCACTGCTCGGCAACATATAGTAAACCAAACCTATGAGTTTGACTCGAACCAAGTTTGTCAATTTATTCATCAGCCAACCTGTATAGGAGACAATGCCGTGTTGGTTGGTGCCGACGTATTTGAAGACCTCGAACTATTCAAACCTTACCGGGATGGATGCGTGCCGGTGATGGACGCTATTGACAAGACATTGTTACGCGGATCAAGAGTTTACATGCAACATCTTCTTTCACACCCCATCCACTGCGTAGAGTTGTTGCAAAAACGCCAAGAGCTTTTGAAAGCCCTAAAACCAAGTACGGCAAGTATGGAGTGTCTTAGAACGATGCAGTCGAGTGAGTTAGACGTGCTTTGGTTGTTTGAAAATCCCAGCGACAACATAAAATCCTTGCAAGAAATGGTCTACTTTAGATTTTGGGTCACAAAACACTTGAACAATGTAGGCGCAGCTCTATCTACGTATAACATCTATAGAATGGTGCTCTCACCACTCATAGGGATTATCTCTCCAGTCGTATATTTTATCGTACCATTTCTAGTGCTTCGTTTTAGGTATGGATTGAAACTTCCTTTTAAAACATACATCAACGTCTTATTTCAATCATCAGGGATGCTATTCAAGCTCAATGGTTGGTCAGACAACTTGAAATACTGCTCGTATGTTTTTACTTTGTTGTTTTATTTTCAAAGTGCCATCAACAGTGTAGAAGTGTCGCGAACACTTTATTGTATGACGGATTACATCATCAGTAAAGTCAACAATATATCAAAATTCATCAGCTCGGGCAATGCACTAGTACAAGAACATAGCTCGACGATCAACGAAGTCGCAAACATATTTTATGGAGTGACACTAGAAGCATCTGGTGCGGTGATAAACCCTCCCACACAACTCCGTGATGTATGGGAAAAATGGTGGATCGCATCCAACTTTGGATCATTGCTCAGTTTTTATAAAAACATCGACAAAAAAGCAGTTTCAGATCTTCTAAGCCACGTGTATATGATAGATACCTTGTGTTCTATATCCAGTTTGAAGAATGACATGAACTATGGCTATGTTGATTACGTTCATGATAGCAAGCCTAAGCTACATCTAGTAGGCGCTTGGCATCCTAGCATCGCTAATGCAATACCTAATGACACGATAATTGGAGTACACATGCCAAACAATGCAGTTATCACAGGGCCAAATGCAGGTGGTAAGTCAACCATGATCAAGTCGGTTGTGCTCAACACATTACTCGCACAAACTTTGACGGTCTGTTGCGGTCAATCGTTTTGTATGACGCCATTTGCCTTCATCAATACCCAGATCAATATCCCAGATTGTAAGGGGAAAGAAAGTCTCTTTCAAGCAGAAATGAACAGATGCAAGAACAACATTGATGTGACAAAAAGTATGGGTGAGAATAAATTTAGCCTCATCGTGATGGATGAAATTTTCAATAGCACTAGCCCAGTAGAAGGGATAGCAGCAGCTTATGCAGTTGCCGCACATTTGGGGAGACTACCACGAGTCGTAATGTTGTTTACCACACATTACTCTTATCTAACCAAGCTAGCCAAAACCATGGCTTTTACCAATTACAAGATGAATGTGAGAATGTTGCCAGGAGGACGATTTGAGTATCCATACAAAATGAAACGCGGGATATCGCGACAGCATATAGCGTTGGACTTGCTAGAGACCAACGGGTTTGACGCTGCGCTTATAGCAGAAGCGAAAGAAATCCGTGACAAATTATGCGTTTGACAAAATCATGAATAATGTATTAAAGTGTAAATATGATGAAGTTCAACGGCTTGCATTTGCACATGATACTCGTCGTAGTCATGATATGCATCGTTGTGTATGTTTACTACGTGTCAAAGGACATTATCACAATCGATAGGGAAATGAAGAATGTTAAAGCGCAAGTGAACACGATACAACAATACCTAACTACAAACCAACTCCCTTCACAAGAATCACCAGTACAGCGCCCTCCCCCTCCTCCAGTAGCACAACTGCCGCAATCGCCCGATGCTGATGCTGATGCTGATGACGATGTTGATGACGCGAGCGTTGACACAGATAAGATTAAGCATCTTATCAACAGCATCCAAGATGAGTCAGACACACAATCTGAACTCGCGGATGATGTCGTCAGCGATGCTGAAGAAGATGCACATGATGTGGATGTAGAACATGATGACGCGACTCAAATCGTGCACGACATGGTAGAAAAGATCATCAAGGATGTAGAAGACGGTGCTATCTCAAATGACGTCGCATCGAATGAGATGCCTATAGCAAAGCTACGTGGTATGTGCAAGCAACAAGGAATTTCAGGCAAAGGGAGCAAGGATGAACTTGTTGCTCGCTTGAGAAAAACTATGGATATGGATATTTGAAGTATTGATTTTTTTTGTGTATATATCATAAATATAAACAATGTCGTGCGGTGATAACAAATACTCTTGCCCCGCTAGGATGAGTGATGCTCGTGCTTTCACCGATTACTCTCCTCGCTGCAAATCCAACTTTGAGCAGCTAGATAAGCCTATGACATCATATGACTATCGTATGCACCTGACCCACAATGCTGAGAAAATGATGGAAGACAAGCGCAAGTCCGCACTTCAGACTAACTTGTGCGAACCTTGCACCAAACCATCTACGATGCTCCCCGAACAACACGTTCAACAATGTGATGGTCGCAAGTGTACATTCCCAACAAATGATGTACATGGTCTAGGCGTTGGTCGCAAGTATGGTGGTGAGCAACCATCTTACCATGAAACCACCGAAGTCCAAGGTTGCAATATCCACGAGATGGGCAACCATATGTCACCCTTGTAAACAACAAGGTGTAGAAAAATTAAATGAGACTATAGTAAATAAGTAATGAGTCATTTTGAACAAGCTTATTGTATGGGCAACGTTACGACTGGATCCAAGAAGCATGATATGATTGTGAATGGAACCATCATGGACGTTGTGGATGATGCCAAAGTGTATTACATCGCAGCATCCCAACCGGACTACAAATACTCCTTTACCGGGAGCGCACTTCCATTTTCAGATTCGTTGCAAGCGTTTCAAAACACACCCAACAAAGGCGCCATCGACCTTTCTGGAGGTTCTTTTACAGTGAAGTTGTTGGTTCCAAACTCATACTATGTAGGACTAGGAACTGTCCTCATCCCGCCTACGCTATTTTTGTATTACCTTTCGCACGGGAAAAAGAAAACGCTTCAGATCAAACTTTCTGAGGGCGTTCCGTATCGTGCGCTGGCATATCCATCTTCAATGCGCGGACCAACGTTTTATGAAACGCATCTTCCCATACGCACACAAGAACAAATATTGAAGGGGGGCGGTTTCCCTGCAAAAAACAAAGAAGCAGAAGATTTTTGGGGATTAAAGCCGGCTTGCTAACCAATTTATAAAACCGCGTGCTGTTCGTTTATCATCTTTGGGTTGTGTCACATGTTTTTTCTTGTTGGCGCCGTTGCTACGTCGTTCTACTGAATCCAACAACTGCTTTTGTATCACTGCCGTTTGTTCGGTCAACGCTTTCAAGTCAATTGCTTTATTCGTGTGATTCTGAGGGCTCTGTTTGGATACTAGATTATACCGTTGTTTAATTTTTTCCAATGCGTATTTGTCTAATTTGCCGTCGGCACAAGAAGTGCCTTCATTTGTAAACACATTACGCCAGTTTTGGCACTGGCTTGCTTTGTACATATCACTGTTTTTGTCCCAACAACGGCACGCTGGATCTTTAGGATGGACGTCACAATACTTGTGAATTCCTGAACGACAACTTAATGGGGCATTCAGTATAGCATCAACTTTACTCCAATCCGTGATTTCACACTGATTACAAGTTTGTTGATCATATGGACATGCCTTAATAGCGTTCAATGCGGTATGTAAGTCTGTCGTTCTACGCTGGGCTGTGGCGAAGACATCGTCTTGTTTTTTTTCCTCCAAAAACATGTGATCTTTTACTTTTGAAAGTCGCGACTTGTCGAGTGCAATGTTGTACATACCAATACCTTTGATATATCCATTCCAATATCCATTACAGTTCAAACACATCGCTTTGTTACTAAATAGAACATCTGGAGTCTTTAGATTAGCATTCAAGACTTCCTTCATGTCTTGAGACACTGATGACGCAACTTGTACGGTTATAGTTGTCGCTGCTTTGGTGATTACGTACATGTACAACACATCGCTGTCGAGTGGGACGATCATCTTGCTATCATATACATCGCCCGCAAACACTACAGACAACCGACCCGTATTCACTGGACCTTGGGCAACGTCTTTGATATTGAGCGCAAGACCAATATTGCTGCTTGTATTCCCATATAAGGTAAACAAGTTCACTTTCGTACTCATGGATGTTGCATGGCGACACAAGATAAACGTAGTAAACTCTGCGCTGCCTTTGATACCGGTAGCCCAAGACATCGGGCCATTAATCTGGGACTTGGAAACAGACATTCCATGGTCTTTGGTGAATTGAGAAGCATCGGTAAGAGTAAAATCGCGCGTGGCCATCTCACCCTGAGGGGTACACTGCGTAGCCGACGATTGCTTAGCCAAATTATACCAAGTCTTGCCATATCCACTGTAAGAATCAGCGCTATAAACACTCACGTACAGTTGCATCGACTGTGAAATATCAGACAACGGCTCATTATAAGCATTCTTATCACGTACAATAACGGGTTCTGTCGGATCAATTATGGGCTTGGTCAACAAACTGTTGAGAAATTTGACCTGTCCACTCGAATCAACGAAATGCTCGCGCCTTTGCATGTACGCGACAACAGTAACGCTAATGGTAATGAGTAGTATTAGCAGACACAACATTAAAATTGTTCGTCCTACCATTTTATATAGCGTAAGAAAGTTTCATTCGCGAAAAGCTGGTAACAAAAAAACCTCACAACAATGTATACTCCACCAAATCAATTTCGTTACACCCCAAGAAATTGGTTGGTTGAAAGTATATAGACATTTGTCCATTTGGGGAATGGTCAAGTATTCCGTGAGCACAACCTTGGAATACTTCAAATGTCCAACGTTAGGCACTGACTCCCTTAGTACCGTCCAACGCGTACACCGGGCTCCTAACATTTTATTATTTTACCTAGCACGTAATTTGGAAGGCGAGGT